AAAAGAAAATCCTGCAAGAATTCTTGCAGGATTGTTTTTGATTATTCTAGTCGACCATCCTCACGATAGGCGATATCTGGTTAGCGGCTTTGTCGTAGGCATAGCTGCGGTTGACGGCCTAAGCTGATGCTACTGTGTTCTTACCTATCTAGGTCTGCGTCAGGTCGTTTAGTGCGACGATTTGTTTTATGAATCTAACTGTGTGCTTTAGGAGGCTCTCTCTATATACGGAACTATGACTTGCTTATTAAGTATTTAGATATTAATCTAATTCGATTGTTTTGACTTAGTAGAAATGATTGATCTTCTTTCGTAACAGTAGGCTTTAACTTATATTTTCAAGTAAATAATCATATGCAGTCTTATATTCTAGTTCAGATGTTCTTGGTTTACTTATAGCTTCTATATTTTGTGTCATATATTGTAGAGCAGCGGCTCTAACATTTTTAATATCAGCATCTTCATAAATACTCTTAATACGTGCAAAGTCATTAAACACATTATCATTTTTAGGGTCTGGATTAGTTATATCTTCTAATACAGTCTTGATAGCATTTACAACTTTAGACATATCAACATTAGCATTTACAAATTTTAAACCACTAGCATTAGCTATAACTTTATTAAAGTCATAACCCATATTCTTGAAATCATCATAGAATGATCCCTTAAATACGTCAACTGACATGACTAACCCACACATAAGAACTACTTTTCTTATTAATTCTAATATAACTTTTAAGTTTAAACTAAACATTAAAGTCTTATTATCAGTTTGATTTGTACTCTTTGTAAATATATTACCTACAAATTCATTCATTTCTTTAACTGTATGTGTTAAAGAATAACTAATTGATAACATTAGAACCATAACTTGAAGATTTGCACGTCCCCAGTCAGAAATTTTAATAGTTCCAGTTGAGTTTTTTGCTACACTTTCCAACTCTTTAAGAGATTTAATATAAGTAATGGCGTCTTTATAGGTTTTCTTTAGTACAGTAGAATTAGCTTTTTGTCTTCTAATTAATCTATTAAATGTACCGAAGATTAAATCTATAAGTTTTTGAGCCCATGCAACAATATTGGATTTAGCCTTACTAGCCATTTCTTTTACACGATCTTTAATACCTTCCATACTTGGTTCAAATGACCATACATCATCTATATCTAGATCTTCACTAGTGTATTCCCATCCTAAGATGGCACTATTCTTTACGTCACTTTCACGTATGTTTGCGGCGAAAGCATCAAGTGCGTCTAAACTACTCGCGTAAGTTTCTAATCCATAATCATCCATAATTATTTTCACTATATATTTCACCTCCTTAGTAGCAATTTTATATAAATAAACGTATATTAACCGTCTATTTTTACAAAAATTTTGTTTGCATCAGGATTTTTTGTTCCCTTCTGCTACATCTTTGACTACTTGTCTTAATTTATATAAAGATGAGTGAAATTGTACATATGCTTCTACTATATCTTCATATGTCTTATCAGGTAGTACTTTTATAAATTCATCTAATATAGTATAAATGTATCTATACTCTTTTACAACATCACGTAGAACATCTCCGACTAATGGATTATCATAAATGCGATGCTCTACAGCTTCTATATTATTATCTATAATCTTCTTAAGCTCTAATAATCTCTCAGGGAAGATATTACGTATCTGTTTAGATATGTTGTATTCTTGAAGCTTTACAACTGTACGATCGACTACATTTTGAGATGGTGCATCTGGGTCTTGCCCACCGCCGTCGTCGCCAAACATATTGTCTCCAGCAGAATCAAATGATGCATCTCCGAAATCACTTCCGAAATCCATGTCTCCCATTTCACCGGCTCCAAATGGGTCATCATCAAAGTTTGCTTCAGCTCCTCCATCATCACCCACTGGTTCATCCATACCTTCAGCTTCACCAGCCCCGAATGGGTCATCTTCTTCTGCTTCGAATGATGGTTTATAATCTTCTAGAATAATTTGATCATCTGGATATATTTTAGCTAAATTTTCTAACCATTTATTGATCTGTAAAATTCTTGCATTTCCATCTTCATTTTCTTTTCTTCTATTATCATATTCAGATAAAACTGATTCATTGCTAATTTCCATAGTTTTAAACGAGTTGCTATTGTCAATATTATTTCCGTTACGTATTTTATCATATATCATCAATTTCCTCCTTTTCCTAGAATTACCGGACTAACTATTAATATCCATCGTCGGCTAATACTTTAGAACCATATTCACCATTTAAATTATAGAAACCTCCACTAGAAACCATTTTATCTATACGTTGTCTAGTAGTAAGAGTATCATCTTTATCGAATGTATTGTATTTAATACGTTCTTTTTTGATTACTTCTCTTTTATATTCTATAAGTTTTAACTTAGCGAATTTAACTAATTGTATTTGAGAGAGTATTCTATTAACTTCTTCTTTATCCCCTTCATTACGAGCCATTTCGTATTGGTTTTCAAGTCTCTCAAGTTTAGCGTCAAGATTATATTCAACTCTTTCTACAGATTTTATTCTACTAGCTAAATATTTACGCTTTTGTAGAGCTAAAATCCATGGTAAGAATATTATAGTACCAGTTATTGCAGTAAGGAAGAAACCTCTAATACCAATTAATCTAAGAGCACGAACTTTCTCTTCTCCATGGTCTAATTCGTCGCTTAGTAATTTTTCTTGTAAACGAATAGCTTCTTCTTTTTCAAATTCTACTTTAGATTTTAAAATAGGAATATTCTTTAATGCTTTCCAAATAAATCCAAAAGCCTTTTTAGGAGCTTTTGCTAGGAAAACTATCATATTATATGCAAACGACCCAGACCTAAGTCCAAATATTTTAATAGTTTTAAATAAATCTCCAATTAATCCTTCATTTGCTACCATTCCAGGAATAAAGTCAGCATCAAATATATCATACATATTAACTGGCTCTTCATAAGTATTAGTTAAAGGATTATATATACATACTTTATTTTGACCTACATAGTGAATATGTGAGTCTAAGTAAAGTAGTACAGATCCTTTATCTCTTATTGGTAAGTATAATACTGGATCGTCTTTAGATTCATTTATTAATTCGTTTGCTGTTAGATTTTTAATTACAGTATTTCCTTCGAATTCTGTAACCATATTAAGAGAATTATATATATTTCCATTTTTTGTAGTTACTTCTATAGGTATATAATCATATTCTGTAATAGGAAGATCGCTGTTGTCTACTATTTTCATAACAGACTCCATTGATAATTCTTCATGCTTAGAACTGAATTTCTCTAAAATAGGATCATCAGGAGATATTTCACGACTAAATGTTGTATCAATGTCGTAATATGCTTCTGTGATAACTTTATCGGTAGTCTGATTTGCACTAATGAAGTATTCTATATTAAGACGAATCGCATCTATAACTGTAATTTCTTTAGATTCATCATTATCTTTATATGTTAGTTTAGAAAGAGCTAACTTTTCTAAATCTTCATCAGTTTTACATTCTTGTAATGTAAACGTAGGCATAAGTTCACGTATCCATTCTACGTCACCTCTAGAACTAACCCCAAATGGAGATATCATTAATATACTACGATTAGTTATCACGATTGGTATATAACAATGCGAAGGTTCAAAGGTTTCAAATAGAAATAACGGAATTATTATGTTATTAGCTGGTTCTACGAATAAGAATCTCTTACACATAGCTCCAGGACTACATATTTCTATAAGTTTTTTAAGTTTAGCATTTATAAGAACTAGCTCTTTATTAACCGAACTAAAGTCTAAATTTACTAATCCTATAGAAATATCTTCAGACCCATTATCAGTACTAGCGGTATAAGAACGTTTATTAACTATAAAAGATTTAACTATACTAGTCGCTCTTCTAGCTGCTATATACTCAGGTAAATTATACATAAAATTCCCTCCTTTCTTATAAGATAATTAACAGTCCGGTTGTTTTTACCCGAAAAACAAGGCGGTGTTAAACAATATATATTAAAATGTAAACCTAAAGGAGGGTTATGATGTTTATAACTAATTATGCTAAAAAGTATGAAGAATGTAATAACTATGGCTATTATAAAGATTTCTTTAATGAAAACTATGAAGCGGCTGAAGTTATTAGAAGATGTGAAGCTATGGCCAGAGAAAAATATGGTAAGTTTAAAAGTATCATATACAATAAGAACAAATATGAAATTATGGAAGATCTTAAAGAAGCTGGATTATTACAATGTTTAAGTCCAGACGTAATTGAAGAAATTAAAAAGTACACAGAACTTCCTAATGACTGTGCTCATGCTTTTAATAACATTGGATTATCATATAATTTATCTGCTAGTGCAAAATTTATACCAGAAGAATTCTTTAATATCTATGGGCTTCTTAAAATTAAAGAAAGAAGTAAAACTGATTTATTTGCCGATAGTCATTTCTTTATTCTAAATGGAGATAATGGAAAGGGACTGTTTGCTCATATTGATATAAGCAGACTTATTGGTATTGGTGTAGATATTAGAAAGTCTGACATATATAGAAGATATATGGGATATTCTACAAATACAGACTCAGATACTTCTACAAAATACAGTAGTGACTTTGGACTAGGTATGTATGATGATTCTTATCCAGTAGCATGGTTCAATACAGATTTAGAATATAATGCACTATTACTAAGAATAATTACACATAAGATGATACATGGTGATAGAGAGATATTTGCAGAAGCCATAGTAAATGCTATATTAGATAAGTTTATAAGATTACAATTAACTTTATACACATATGTAGTATACATATATGGTAATAGAGATATCGTATCTAATAACTTAGAAACATTTGTTAAACTTGCATTCTTATTTAAACTTGTATATAATAGTGTAAATGGAATTGATACAGATGATATAGGTGATAGTATTAAAAAGCTTATGAGAGACTTTAGTTATTGTGTTCAAAATAGAGGAGCATTTGATAGTGTTATTATGACTGCAGACTTATGGAGAAATAGATTAATTAAAGGATATCAAGACTTACCAAGCTTTAGTGATGATGCTATAAATGAAGTTCTTGAAATGTATCAAAAGAAAAGACATGCTGTTATAACTATAAATAAAATGAATAGACCTGTATATGCTAATAAGATTATAACAGGAATTAAATTAGTTTCATTAGAAAGTCTTCAAGATGATATATTATCTGAATATAATTTAAAGAAATCTTATAATGCATTTAAAAATGCACCTGCTAGATATGCTACAATTGGTATGGAATCTGTTAGTGATAAATCAGAATTCATGGTTACTAGAAGTAAATTACTAGCTAAATTAAAACCTAAAGATAGAGAAACTTATATCGATCTTGAAAATGATCTTATGAAGATAAAGTCCGATGCAATGAATTGTAAGACAACTGATGGTATGAAAGTTCTTATGAATAAAATAAATACTCTTGGTAGTATAATATCTGTAGAAATGGATACTAAAGATGAATTTCTAAGAGAAGCTTTAGGACTTTTAGATGCACAACGTATAATACTAGCAGATATGATGGCTAGTCGTAGTGTAATAAAAGAAAATTCTGGAATATTATATGGTATGGTAAAGCTATAAAATAACAACGGGGGCGAAAGCTCCCGTTTATGTACGGAGGTATTATGGTTAGTTACGAAGAAATTATGCATAATAAACATGAGAAATTTGATAACTTCCTTAAGGATCTTGGTATAGAAAAAGATGTATTGGTAAACTTTGTTGATAGTACATATGATCAATTTATACGTAACACTAGAGAAGAAATAGCCAAGTATAGAAATGAAGGTATAGAACCACCTGAAAATCTGATAATAGATAATAATATATCATTTCAGGAATATAATGAGAATAAGCAAAAGGTATTGGAAGCTATAAGTAATTTTATTGAAGCTGAAAATGAGAATGAAGGTAAAGAAGATGACTTTAGATTTCCATATTGTGAGATATTTAATGGTAACTTCCCTAAACTTGATAAAACTAAATTATCAGACCAGGCTAAAGTTGCACTTAAAGTAGATGGTCTTCCGGATTTTGCTTATGATATTTATTATAATGCCGAATATAAAAAAGCTATTCCTATATATTATGATTATAGTACAGTCAATCATCAATGGGTTGAATTTAGTTTTATGTTAGAGAAGATGGGAGATTTCTTAGGTATTAATATAAACCATAAAGCTCCTCTTATAACTCTTAATAGAATGTTACTCGGTATAGATATAGATAATCCTGTTATTAGTAGCGAAATTCAGATAGCAGCTGCTATTGAATGTGAACAGAATCCTATTTATATGGTTAGAGAAGCTGGTCGTATAATGGATGAAGCTACAGGAGAAAGAATTCCATATGAAATGACTATTGCAACGTGGACGTTCTTATGGTTATATGCTCAAAGATTTAATATCTATCGGGAACAGTCAAGACAAACAGGTAAAACATTCGACCTTACTAAAGTATTAGGAATGGACTGGGGTGCTGGTCTTCGTAATGCTAAGATGTTAGTAGTACACTTTAACCAAGATGAAGCTGGTAAGAATAGACGGGGAATGATAGATGCTGCTAATATGCTACCAAGATTTCTTAAATTTCATACAATAAAGACAAAAAAAGTAAAAGGTAAGCAGATGTTAGTGGAAGAGGAAGATTTTTCTCCTTCTCTTAAAGCTAGAGAAGTAAAGAATGAAGAAAGAAATAACTTCTTAAAAATATTCGCAGTAGGTACAAGTGAAACTCAAGCAGAAAGAACCGGGCGGGGAGACTCACCTAGATTTGTATACGTAGACGAAATCAACTTTATACGTCATACAACTGCGATGCTTGGAGGTATATTATTTGCCCACGGTACTGCTAGACTACTTGCTATACGTAGTAACCAAAGACATGGTATATATTTCACATCTACACCAGGTAAACTTAATACTACAAGTGGAAGACTTATGTATGAACTTGTATTTAAGGAAATGGCTCAATTTGATATAGAATTCTTTGGATATACATATGAAGAACTATGTAAAGTAATGAATAATAGTAAGAAACATTTCTGGACTATGAGTTATGAATACTTTGAACTTGGATTTAATGAAGCATGGCTTGAAAAATCTATTAATGAAAGTAATGATAGAGAAGTATTTATGACAGATATGTTGAATCGTTG